GTGTAAGCTGTTGGGATAACCAACTGCGTACCTTGGGCAGCAATCCGAAGACCACGTTCGTCCTTCATATCCGCGATTTGGATAAGAATGGCTTCAAGTGATGTCTCAGACAAGTCAGCCGCTGTGGCTAACGTGTTAGACTGGTTGCCGTTCTGTGTTGGGTGTGACGTACTCAGGAGAGTAGTGCCATCGCCAATGTTTACAGAAGTCGCGTTATTCAAGACGTTTGCCGCTTTGATTTCCTTAGTGGAAGCCATAGAACGTGCGAGTGCCTTGGTATAGCGAGCAGCGATTGAGCCGTACTGGCCATCCTCTTCAGCTTCCTCAGTAATTGAGAATGCCAAAGCAACCGTTTCGTGCTGATAACGTGCAGTCCACTGCTGGCCAGCGTCATCATAAGATACCGCTGAACCTTCGTTTTTAGTTGGCGCAGAGCCAAAACCTGCGAGCAGCACGTCCTCCTCGAATGCCTTCTGAGAGGTATTCGATTCAAACACTGCTTCATATTCCGCAGGGTAACTGTCGTATTCGAGGCCAAAGAGGGTGTTTAGACCCGGCTCAAGCATTTTAGCAAAACTTGCTCTATTCATAGCCATGATTTAAATCCTTCCTTAGATCCCGGCGCTATCTTTAAGAAGATGCTCATTTACGAGAACTTCCATAATAGCATTCGCACCAAAAGCGTTATCTGGTGCATGGTAAAGCGCAAGGATCTTGCAGGAAGCAGTTCCCGCAGCCATTGTGCCGCTCAATTCAAAGCCAGACTGACCTGTGAGGGTCGAACCAGCGCCTGCAACAACATCGCAACAGTTGCCAATGTTTGTTTGTGCAGTAGTTCCAGCACTCTGAGCGCGGTACACGGTGTACGGATCATCATATACATAAGCAATGATGTCAGTAGCCACTGTGCCTGACGGCCAGTATTCACTGTAGATGTATGATCCGTCCGCAGCGGTGTAAGAACACCCGTCGAACACACCAATATTGTTTACTTCAGTAGCAGTATGCGGTGTCACAACACCACCAGAGGTAAGAATGCAGAGATCACCTTTGAAGATGTTTTCTGCAAGCGCACTGGTGATGGTATACTGATTTGTGCGTGGCGCATTACCGCTCATGTGACGAATTGGGACAAACCCAAAGGCAGCATCAACATTTGCCATTTTTTCGCTCCTATAGCGTTAAGGTTAATCGCTCATGGCAGATAAAGATCTGCCGCGACTTGTTTCGGACCTACGATCCTGATGGATCGGTTGCCCATGACGCCGTCCTAACGCATCAAGGTCACCCGCAACGGATTCGTTTTGCTCACCATTCTTGCTAGAATAGTATTCTTTCATTGCGACATGCCGTTCTTCTGGCATTTCACAGAGCAACATTCCTTCGATGCCTGTACAACCTTGCCACTGCCCGTGATTAATAGTCGGAAACAACTTGCTCTTCACAGTTTCAGCTTTACGCGGTTCCCACCCTTCACGCATACGTTTGTATACGTTATCTGGCGTATCTTTCCCTTGAATCGAGGTCGCTACCCACCGTTGGACATAACCGGGACGTGCTTCAGGTGCATCCAAAAGTGCTGGGGGTTTCCATGCAGTCATAGGACGTGAGTCCTCATCGCGCACAGAATTACGAGCTTCGTCCGCACGAACATTTCTTTTCTCAGTCATGATTATTGTTCCCTCTGTTGACGACGAATTTCGGCTTCATACTTTTTAAGGCCATTTGCGTCATTAATTCCAAGTTCCCGTGCCATTCTGAGATGATCTTGCGACATCTTCACTCTATTGCCCTTGTAGCTAGAACCGCCTGTAGTGGGGGCGACTGGTGGTCTACTTTTTGCTCTAGGTTTACTTGGACTTGATCCAGAAGATAACTCAGGGAATACTTTTTGTAAACGGTTGTTTANATGGTCGTAATATTCGTCCGAATTTTTGTCGAAACCTTCGAGGTCAAGTTGGACATCAATAGCACGGGCNGCAGCCGTTTCTCGCTCAAAACCAGAGGCATTGAACCAGTTGTTTTGCTGCCACCAAGACATAGCTTTAGGGGGAGCTGGGTTCTTTGCAGCTTGCTGTGCGCGGGGTGGCGATGCGGCAGAACGCTGCTGTCGTTGCTGCTTCTGCATTTCTGCAATACGCATAGCCGCTCTCATGTCGGCCATTTGCTCTTGGAAGTTAACCTGCGCGTCCGTGTCGCCCTCCTCCACAGCCTTGTGTAAAGCCTGCTTGGTTTGAGCATAACGCTGATTAAAGTTCTGTTCAGCAGATTGCTGTGAGCCTTGCTCTAAGCGTTCCAGACGTTTCTGGAGCTGTGCGTTCTGCTCCTGTGTCTGTCGAGCTTGGATCTCAGCCTCACGGCGCTGGCTTACGAGCTTCTGGATGCGCTTCTGGACCTTGGGGCCATATTCTGGCTCCTCTTGCTCTTTAGCAACGTCTACAGCCTCCTCACGGGCCTCCTGTACGGGATCGTCAATAACTTCAATCTCGAAGTCCTCCACGTCACCCTTGGCCTTTTTGATTTCGACCTCGATTTCATTCATGATGTCATTCTCTGCCATTTGAATCATCCTACATAAGCTGCGACATCAACTCCGTCTGGCAAGATCGATGTGATTTCATCATCGTTCAGCAGGAGGAATTTGACGCCTTTTATAACAATTTTTTGACCAGCGTATTTCCCATAGGTAACGCGATCACCGATCTTGGGACTAACGTCAGAACGCCAGCGTTTACCAGTGTCCCGGTCCCGATATGCCAAGTCGCCCAATGCACAAACTTCGCCGTGAGCAGTTAGGTATTCTTCATTGTCTTTGGATGATTCTGGCAGAAAGATGCCGCCTGTTGTTTTGGTCTTAACCTGATTTGGTTGGACTAAAACTTTCCAATTCAGTGGAATTGGTAGTAGATCAAATCCGATTGTTTGTTCAGTTTGATCGTCAGTAAAAGTTCTATCATGTTGATGAGACACGTCATACATCCTCTTCGTTTATATTTTTGATCGTCTCGCGGATAATCTCAGATGCTTGCATTAAGCCCTCTGCGATCCCTACGTTTTTTTGGTATGAGCTAAAGTCGGACATCCGACCATCGACCATACTCTCAGCTATCTCCAGCCTTTGCTTGTCCAGATTTTTTCTGATCTGCTGAAGCAGGTCGCTTACCGTCATCTTTAACGCCTCCACGCATGGATACGCCAGTGACGTGAATAGTCACATCCTTTTTTTCCTCTGACATTTAGTATCCTTTCTTAATGCTCTTCTTCTTTACAGGTTTTTTCTTCTTTTTAGCAACTTTCTTTTTCATTTTTTTTCCTCCTGACATTGATACGTTCTTTCCCTCAGACATTAGAGATCCGAAACTTGAGCGGTTCATTAGACTTGTCCTCCAGATAACTCACGGGCTAGGATCTTGAGCGTATCGGCAAAGCCCTTGTCCAGCTCCTTAGCTGCCATAGCGAACTTGCGTGGCGATACGTCATCGCTATCCAAGCCACGCCGCTCTAGGAAGCTCTTCGCCGCCCTGATTTCTGCCTGCGCTACGCGCTTAACTGCCGCTCTAGCCATTTTGAGCCGCCTCCTGCGTTGCTTTCTCTTTGTTATGTTCTCTTGATAGCCAACTAACAAACAAGCATTGCTCGAATGGCGTAAAATACATTTGGGCTATCTGATACCGTTCAGGCACTCTAAACATCGTATCCATCATGGCTTATACTCCCATTTCCAACCGCCAGCTTTTCTCCAGTCTTTTGCCTTCTTAACATCTTCTGGAAAAAACTCCCATAGGTTTTCTCTGACAATGGGAAAACCGTCCTCTGCAAAGTCTTGCAGTGTAGGTCTGTCACCACCTTTTTGCGTCACATTTGCTCCCGCTCTGGCAAGAGCTTCTCCCATGCTTGTGCGGTAGCCCTCGTTATAATCCCAGTCACCTGTCAAACTCTCAGACGGGTTTCTTGTTCTTGTGGCATTTAAAAAAACATCATCGCTAATGCGTCCCTGAGATTTCAAATACTTTAACCATTCTAGCGCAATGGAAGAATTAGTTCCTATTGGCATACCAAATTTTTCTTGCACAACGTGACCAACTTCGTGATCAATAAGTTCTTGATCAGTCCACTTGCCTGCATTGTTTTTATTAGGGCCAATGTATAAAGCAGAATACTCTTTTGGATTGTCTCTGATAGTTACGCCAGCGGCAAGATTATTTTCTTTAACTCTTCCAATTTTTACGCCACGGCCTGCATTTCCAAGTATTTGTCCAACTTCATTATTGCTTAGATAGTCTTGTAGTAACATGGCGTTAGGGTCTTGTAGAATTTCTTCTACATTTTTATATTCTGGTAAATCAACATTAGTGTACGCAGTGCCAGTATCATATGTTAGCTCGCCTTTTATTGGATCTCTAAAAGATCTAAAATCTTTCCAAATATCAAAACCTTCATCCTCTGCTTTGATAACTTCATCTAATTTTGGTTTGTATTCAGGAAGTTTGTTGGCAAGGTTTTTCAAAAATATTAGCGGCCCAGCAACTTGGTAGCTGCCCTCTGGAAGATCGTCGGCAGTCAAGGAACCATATTTTTTATCTTCATATAAAGCCATTATTGGTTTCCATTTTTCCAATCGGCAATGATCTTTTGCAGTCTGCGTAGCTCTGCGCCGTCTGGCATTCCAACGGGGTCATATGTCCAGTCTGGCATTAAACCCGCTTTTTGGTCAGCGTAAACTGTTTTTTCTCCACTAGCGCCTCTATTTCTTTTCCCATAGGGGCCAGAATTAACCCAGCTATTTTGACCTCTGGTTTCAGAGGTCATTGCGGGGATTGCGTCTGGTGAATACATACGGCTGTGCCTCAACCAAGCCCGTTCCTCGCCCTTTGATCTAAATTGAGGGTTTCCCGGCCCATAATGGCCAAAGACATCGTGAACAACACGAAAAGCGTCATTGGCCAAAGCATCAGACTTGTCGCCCACCCTACCAACAGGTCGTAGTAGTGGGTTTCCTGACGCATCAAACAACGCGCCTGTGCCGTAGCCTTCTTCAGTCGGGAACACATAAAGCTGCTTATTTCGCAGCATATCTTCGTAACCTTCGGCTGGAGAATCTTGGTATGGGTATGGCCGATCAGGCGTGGCAAATTTAAAATCAATTCCGCTTCGCTTCAAACTTTTAAGCTGCGCCAATGTCTCTTCAACCATTGCTTCGTATGACGCACGAACCGCAGGATTAGTGGGGTCGTTTTTCATTTCTTGGTAAGCGGCTGCAATAAGTTGCGCTCTTCTTTCGTCAAGTTCTGGATACCCAGATACGTCAAATTCGCTTTCAGTGGGCAATCCCCTGCTTTTTAAATAATCTTTTTCTGCTCTTGCAATATTGGCTATCTCACGGCTTTCAATTCTCCTGCCATCTGGCAGAACAGCGGTTAAAGGTTTTCCTGTAGGCCCAAGGTTTTCTGCATCTCTTGCTCCACCGCGCACGACATTCACGCCTTTCCCAGCTTCATAAGGTGCGGTCTGTAAGCCTGTCTTGCCGTATTTTGCTATGGGGATTAATGCGCCGAATTGGGCGTACATGGGGTCTAGAGCTTCTGGCATCGCCAGTAAATCACGGGACAGCAAGTCTTCTTGGTTTTCGCTTTGAAACGGAACTTGCTCCGCAATAGCGCCAGCGCCATAACCTAGTAATCCTAAAGCTCCAGTAATTGCAGCCGCAGATAAATCATTTACCCCACCCAGTAAATATGCTGCCTGCGCCCCTCCAACATATTTATCCCAAGAGCCAAGGGCTGTTTCTGCTGTGCCTTCGCCAGCCATTGCCGCTTTTGCAATGGCTCCGACATTTTGAAACATTTTATTGCCAAAGCTAAAACCATAATTGGACAGAGGCTCTTCGTTGTATCTTGTAAGTAATGATCGTTCTTCGGCTGGGGCAACGTACCCAGCAGGATCGGCGCGTGGGACGGCAGGTTGTGCCATCATAGTTTTTTCAAAAGCCAGAAACTCTTCGCGCAGGGCTTGCTGCTCATCAGCCGCAGCCTGAGATGGAATGTTTAATTGTCCATCAGGGCGATACGCACTTTGTAAGAAATTTTCTTCCATATTATCACCACGCCTTACACGACCAGTATCGTGCCTTAGTTTTGGGGCTGGGGTCATCACAGTTGTGACGCGCCCTTATGCTCTTTGCCGTTCTTAAAGTAGTGCTTAACGCCAGCCGCCATTATGCTTCTCCATTTCACGATCCATGTCTGCTTCAATCGCAGCGTCCTCTACACACTCTTCCAATTTCCGTGCGTACTCATATCGAAGGCGGTCAGCCTGTTCCCTTATAAAAGAATCGGCGCTGATCTCTTCAAGCTGAATTTGTTTTGAAATACCCATTACTTCTTTCCTTTCTTCTTAGGCTTCTTGGCCGTCTTGGCCGCAGCCTTAAAAGCGCCCTTGACTGGTGCGCCTTTATCACCCTTCTTACGCATTTTCTCGCCAGATCCAGCAGCTATGCGTTTCTTCTT